GTCCTGTCGTCCTGGCTGCGCTCCTACGCCGACTCCGGCGACGCTGGCGACATGCATCGCGGCGCGTTCTTCCGGACCCATGAGCCCATCGTCAAGGACATCTTGGGGCGCTCGGTCGTGATGGTGGCGTGGACGCGCGATCTGCCGGACACGGTGCTCGGCTGGATCTGTGTCGAGGGCGACGACGTCCTGCACTACTGGCTGACGAAGCGCCGGTTCCGGCGCATGGGCATCGCGACCTGGATGCTCGGCGAGTTCCGCGCGCTGCCCGCGATCTACACCTACTCGACGTCGGTGCCCGGCCTCCTCGGTACCGAGTGGACGTACGATCCGATGAGGCGATTCGAAAGGAAGGCCGCCGCGTGAAGCTCTCCGAAGTCCTGCTCCGCCCCGAGGCGCGAGTCCCCGATATGACCACGGTGCATTTCAAGTCCGAGAAGGGGCACGCACTGTCGCTCGATGGCGGCATCGTCTCGATTTCCCGCACCGACGAGCGCACCGGCAAGCTCATCGACGATCCGCCGTGGCTCTTCCCTCTCGCGAGCTGCATCCGGCTGCGCGCCGCGGTCCCCGAGCCGAAGGCGGATGGGAGCGCCAAGCGCTAAGCAACTCCGCGAGCTTGCCGCCGCGGTCGAAGTGCTGCGCGCGGCAAGCGCCAGGCGCTCTGCGGCCTCCTACCTACCGCACAAGCCGCATCCGAGACAGGCCGACTTCCTCTCGCTGACCACGCTAGAGGCGCTCTATGGCGGCGCTGCGGGCGGCGGCAAGTCGGATGCGCTGCTCATGGCGGCGCTCCAGTACGTCCACGTGCCTGGCTACACTGCACTGCTCCTCCGGCGGACCTACGCCGACCTCGCGCAGCCGGGCGCCATCATGGAGCGCGCGCGCGCATGGCTCGCGGGCACAGCCGCGCAGTGGAACGAGCAACGGAAGCAGTTCCGGTTTCCGTCCGGCGCCATCCTCCAGTTCGGCTACATGGAGACCACGCACGACCGGTACCGCTACCAGGGCACCGAGTATCAGTTCGTCGGATGGGACGAACTGACCCAGTTCCCAGAGCAGCCCTACCAGTACATGTTTAGCCGGCTCCGGAAGCTGGCGAATGTCGACATCCCGCTGCGCGTCCGAGCCGGCACCAACCCCGGCGGCATCGGCCACGAGTGGGTCCGTCGTCGCTTCATCGACCCCGGCGATCCGGAGCGGCCCTTCGTGCCGGCGCTCATCGATGACAATCCGTCGCTCGATGCCGCCGCCTATCGCGTCAGTCTCGCGCAGCTCGACTCCGCGACGCGCGCGCAACTCGAGAAGGGCGTTTGGGTCCGCGACTCTGCCGGCCTCGTCTATCACTACGACGAGGGACGTAATGCCATCGACGAGGCGCCCGAATGCACACACCGGGTCCTCGCGCTCGACTTCGGCTCGACGGCGCCCACGAGCTTCAACGTCCTGGGGTGGCGAGACCATGAGCCCACGGTGTATGTGCTCGCCTCCTGGAAGCTGGCGAACCTGTCGCCCGGCGAGGCCGCCGAGAAGGTCCATGAGCTAGAGCGACGGTACGCGTTCGACGCCATCGTGGGCGACATTGGGGGACTCGGGAAGGGATACCAACTCGAGATGCGGAGGCGCTTCCACGCGCCCATCGAGGCCGCGGAGAAGACCAACAAGCTGGGGTACATCGCCCTGCTCAATGGCGACCTCGAGAAGGGCCTGGTGAAGGTCGTCCGGTCGACCTGCCCGCAGCTCGTCACGGAATGGTCCGAGCTTCCCTGGCACGAGAGCCGGCAGAAGGAGATGGGCGGCTTCGACAATCACTGCGCGGACGGCGTGCTCTACGGCTGGCGTAGGTGCATCGCGTTCACCGAGCGCCCGAAGGAGCCGCTGCCTACGCAGGCCGAGGCCTACCGCATCGAGGAGGATTCGCTCGAGCGCCGCGCCGAGGAGGAGGCGCAGCGCCAGGTGGCCGCCGAGTGGTGGGAAGCGATGTAGGTCACTCCCAGCGAGTCGGCGAGACGCCCCTGGCCCTGTCTCGCCGACGCACGTTTCTCATGGTCCGAAGCACCCTGGCGTCATCGTCGTCTATCGGATGCATCACGATCGGGGAGAATTCTGCCGGCGGAAGCGGCTGGCGCTCCTTCATGCACGCGACGGCGACTGACCCATCCCGTCGCTCCCAGGTCTCATCCATGAACCTACATGTTGACTGGAGTACGGCGCGCGCTTGGCGTCGGTCGACCTTCGGGTAGGCGGTGCTGGGCATCAGGACACCCTAGCATCTTGCTCCAATGCGTTGGAATTGATTCCAGTGCATTGACGCTGGACCCGGAGCCCCGTACAACCACCAGGGTGGCGGCGGATCTCGATGCGCTCCGAGAGCTCTACGCGTTCATGCGCGACTCCGGCGACGTGACGCACGCGCGTTGCGGCGAGCTCGAATTGCGCCGGGAGTTGCCGCCCGCGCCGCCTGTCCATGTCCACGTCGCGGAGCCCCCTTCTCCTCCCGACGACGAGGCCGAGGATGAGCGGCGCTCTCTCGAGATGCTGCTGCATTCGAGCGGCGTCGATGCGGGCTCGTTGATGCGGGCCCTGGGCCGGCCGAGGGCGGCATGAGCGAGGCTGCCAACGACAACGTTGAGTGGTGGCTCGCCGAGAAGGGCGAGGCACACACACGCGTGCTCGGCTGGGTGCGCTACGTCCGCAACAGCCAGGCGGAGCGAAAGGTCATGGACCTGCTCTGCGAATCGATGTACGGCGGGCGAGCCTCGCACGGATTCGGCTTCTCCGCGCCGGTCCGCAATCCCATCGCCGCGGCATCACGGCTATCGCTCAACGTCTGCCGGAACATGGTGGGGGCGGTCGCGTCCAAGATCGCGGCGAAGAACAAGCCGAAGCCGACATTCCTCACCGACGGTGCGGACTATGACCTGAAGATCCGCGCGCAGGCCCTCGAGAAGTTCGTCGGCGGCGTCTTCTATGACTCCGGCGTCTACCCGCAGCTGACGCGGTGCTTCCGCGACGCCTGCATCTACGGCACCGGCATCCTCAAGGTCTACGAGGGCAAGGACAAGGTCGAGGTCGACCGGGTCATTCCCCGCGAGATGGTGATGGACGATGGCGAGTGCATCAGCGGCAACTATGCGCCGACGAACTGGGCGCACCGCAAGTACATCGACCGGCTGACGTTCAAGCGCCGAGCGCTGCGGCTCGCGGGCGATGACGAACTGCTCAAGGCCAAGATCGCAGCCGCGCTCTCCTCTCGCCGGCCGATGGACCGCGAGGACACCGAGTACGCCTACGAGACGACCGCGGACAACGTGCTCGTGACCGAGGCCTGGCACATCGGCGACGACGACGAGCCGGGGCGACACGTCATCGTCATCGACGAATGCACCATCCTCGATGAGGAATGGGAGGGTGCGGCGCCGTTCGCCGTGATGCGCTGGAGCGAGCCGATCAACGGCTTCTTCGGCGTCGGGCTCGTCGAAGAGCTGATGGGCATCCAGAAGGAGATCAACAAGCTCCTCCTGCAGATCCAGCGCGCGCACCACCTCATCACGGGGCATTACCTCGTCGAGCAGGGGAGCAAGGTCATCGCCGACCAGCTCAACAACGACCTCGCGAGCATCGTCAAATACACGGGCACGCGGCCGGAGTACCAGGCACCGCAGATCATCTCCCCGGAGATCTACAACCACCTCTGGCAGCTCTACGCGAAGGCGTTCGAGATTTGCGGCATCTCCCAGCTGAACGCGACCGGCATGAAGCCTGCCGGGCTCGACTCGGGAGAGGCGCAGCGCGTTTACCAGGACATCCAGACCGAGAGGTTTCTCGAGGTCGGACAGACCTTTGAGGAGTTCGTCGTCGAAGCGGCCCGGCAGGTCGTCCGCTGCGCTAAGCGCATCGGGGGAGGCTACAAGGTCCCTGCGGTTCAGAAGGACAGCGTCGACTTCATCGATTGGGCCGACGTCGACATCAAGGAAGAGCTGTACGTCATCAAGGTCTACCCGACGTCGCTGCTCCCCTCGACTCCGGCCGGCAAGCTCGCGTGGATCCAGGATATGGCCAAGGGCCAGTACATGCCGATGGAGGACGTGCTCGATGCCGTCGA